GGGTGGCAAGCTCATTGACAAACTAATTCCAGACCCAGAGGCTAAAGCCAAAGCGCAATTGGAATTGGCTAAGTTGGCGCAGGATGGTGAACTGGCCAAGATGGCCAACGACACCAAGTTGTTTGAAGTAGAGCAAGAAAACATCTCAGACCGCTGGAAAGCTGACATGGGGTCAGACTCTTGGCTGTCTAAAAACATTCGCCCTATGGCTCTTATAGCCATCTTTGTGGCCTATTTTGTGTTCACTATGATGTCAGCTTTTGGATACAACGCACAAGAGTCCTATGTCCAATTACTGGGCCAGTGGGGGCAGATCATTTTCTTGGCTTACTTTGGTGGCCGTACAGTTGAGAAACTTGCAGACATGAGGTCTAAAAAATGAACTTGACCGATCACTTTACCCTTGAAGAACTAACTCATACAGACCACCGAACATTGGACAACACTCCCAATGAAGCCGAATTGGAAAACCTCAAACGACTTGCAGCCTTCCTTGAAGAAGTCAAATCTGCCTTGGGAGGAAGACCTGTTATGGTTAACTCAGCTTTTAGAAGCAAGCAGGTCAATGATGCTGTTGGTAGTAAAGATACTTCTCAGCATCGGATTGGTTGCGCTGTTGACATCAGGGTTCCTGGGTTGACTCCAGACGAAGTGGTCAAAACCATTATTGCGTCTGGGCTGCCATACGACCAAGTCATCCGTGAATTTGACCGCTGGACTCATTTGAGCATTCCAAACACACCAGAAACTAAGCCAAGAAAACAGGCGCTGATTATCGACAAAACAGGCACTCGGCTGTATGCTTGATACATCCCTTAATTAATGGGAAAATAATTCATGCCACTACAAAAGATCATGTTCAAGCCCGGTGTAAACCGGGAGAATACTAGATACACCACCGAGGGTGGTTGGTATGACTGCGACAAAGTTCGGTTCCGGCAAGGCACGCCAGAAAAGATTGGCGGCTGGGTTCGTATTTCTGCAACGATATTCCAAGGGGTTTGCCGGTCTTTGTGGAATTGGGTAACGCTTGGTAGCCAGAACCTTTTGGGCGTGGGCACACACCTTAAGTTTTACATCGAGAACGGTGGGGCGTACAACGACATTACACCCCTACGCTCAACTGTACAAGCTCCTGTAACGCTAAACAATCCATTTGATACTACATCTGGGTCAGCCGTTATTAACGTCAATGACACTGCCCACGGCTTACTTACTGGTGACATTGCTAACTTCTCTGGTGCTGTTGCGGTCGGTGGAATTCCGGCAGAAGTACTTAATACCAATCACACCATAACGTATGTTGGAGCTGATGACTACACAATTACCGTGTCTGTTACGGCATCATCCACTGTGGCAGGCGGGGGCGGTGCATCTGTTTTAGCAACATATACAAAGCTTAGCGTTGCACTGACAAACCCATTTGCTACGACATCAGGCTCTACCACAGTAGTTGTAACGGATGCTACGGGCGGCTATACCAACGGCGCTTTTGTGACTTTCAGTGGCGCAACGGCTGTGGGCGGCTTGACCCTTAATGGTGAATATCAACTTTCAACGATTGGCGTAAGTACTTCTACATACAACATCACAGCGTCTTCTCCAGCTTCTTCTACCGCTACAGGTGGGGGCGCGGCTGTTGTGGCTGCGTATCAAGTCAATCCCGGCCCTGAGTATGCCGTGCCTTTAGTGGGTTGGGGCGCTGGTGCTTGGGGTGCTGGTACATGGGGTATTGGTGCTACATCTGTAGATGCTTTGCGTATTTGGAACCAAAGCAACTTTGGTCAGAACTTGATCTTTGGCCCACGCGGTGAAGAGCTTTACTACTGGGATGCCAACACCAGCCTAACAACCCGCGGCGTACTGGTGTCTTCTCTTGCTGGTGCATCGGATGTGCCGCTACACCAAAACTTCTTGTTGGTCTCAGACACCAGCCGCTTTGTACTTGTCTTTGGCACAAACGAAATTGGAGATACGATTCTTGACCCGATGCTAATTCGTTGGTCTGACCAAGAAGATGCTGTGCAGTGGACGCCCTCAATTACCAACCAAGCAGGTAGTATTCGCCTCTCACACGGCTCACGCATTGTGACAGCCTTGCAGTCTCGTCAAGAGATATTGGTTTGGACAGACTCTTCTTTATATTCGCTCCAATACCTTGGCCCTCCATACGTGTGGAGTTCACAGCTTCTTGCAGACGGTATCTCAATCGTAGGCCCCAACGCTGCCGCTATTGCCTCGGGTGTCGCATACTGGATGGGTATAGATAAGTTTTACAAATACGATGGTCGCACACAAACCATGCGCTGTGATCTGCGGCAGTACATTTTTAGCGACATCAATGCGGCTCAGTATGAGCAGGTGTTTGCAAGCGCCAACGAAGGTTTTAATGAAGTCTGGTGGTTTTACTGTTCTAGTAATTCAAATACTATAGACAAGTACGTTGTGTACAACTACGAAGAAGACATCTGGTACTACGGCATGATGGCGCGTACGGCTTGGCTTGACTCAGGTCTTCGTAACTACCCACTTGCTGCTACGTACAACTACAACGTGGTAAACCATGAACAAGGCGTAGACGACAACGCTACTGGCACTGCTTTGCCAATTGAGGCATACATTAGTTCTTCGCAGTTTGATATTGGTGACGGCCACAACTTTGGCTTTGTCTGGCGTATCCTGCCAGACATTACGTTCCGTGGCTCCACAGCCGCAAGCCCACAGGCTACGATGTATTTGCAACCTTTGCAAAACTCAGGCTCTGGATATAACAACCCAGCATCGGTTGCGGGCAGTAGTAACGGCGTAGTAACACGCACAGCGGTCATTCCGGTAGAAGAGTTTACTGGGCAGATTAACACCCGTGTACGTGGTCGCCAGATGGCGTTTAAGATTGACTCTACTGCGCTTGGTGTAACGTGGCAGTTGGGTGCTCCTCGTATAGACATTAGGCCTGATGGCCGAAGGGGTGGTTAATGGCACAAGCAAACGTTGTAGCTCCACGCTTACCTAACCCGCCAAAAGAGTACACACAAGCCTACATGGAGCAACTCCTGCGGGTGATGTTTTTGTATTTCAATCAGTTAGATAATCCAGGGCCAATCTCTGGCGCAACACAGCGTAATGACACTAAAATAACAGCAGGTCTAAGTTTTTCTCAACCTGACCCCACTACGCCAAATACCTATGTGATTAGTTTACCAACTCAAGCTGACTACGCTAACCTTCGAGTAGGGGATGTTTACTATGACACTACCGCCGGAAACGTACTGAAAGTAAAAGTATGAATATTGACGAAATTAGTGTTAACCCTAATTACAAAAAAGTTAATCTTGACTATGTTGAGTTTGTTGAGGTTGACGACATCTGGGTTCGTTCCTATACGATTCCAAAGTCTAAGACTGTTTTATCTCAGCATGTTCACACTCATGACCACGTAACGTTGATTTCGCATGGCGCTGTAGAAGCTTGGCAAGACGGCGAGACTATGGGGCGCTTTGATGCCCCCGCTGTTATTACAATCCCTGCGGGCAAGAAGCATGCGTTCATGGCGCTAACTGATGATGTGGTGCTGTGCTGTTTACATAACCTTCGCGGCACAGGACTAGAGTCGCCAGAAATTAAGGAGTTTTAATATGCCGTTCCTTGCTGCTTTTGCTATAGCCGCCCCTGAGATGCTCGCTGTCGAAGCTGCCGCTGTTACCGCTGCTGAAGTTGCTGCCGCCGAAGCCGCCGCTGCCGCTGCCGCCGAAGCTGCCGCCGCTAGCGCTGCTCAACAAGCTGCCGCTACTACCGCTGCCGAAGCTGCCGCTACTACTGCCGCGCAACAAGCCGCTATGAGCGGGGCTCCACAAGCCGCAGGCATTATGGAAGTTGGTGGGGCTACCGCAAACGCCCCTCTTACAGCAGAAGCAGTTCAAGCTGCCGCACAGCAGTCAGGTCTTCCTCCAGGGTTTGATCAGCAGCTCCAAAATATACAGAACATGAGCCAAGGACCTTCAGTCCAAGTTGCTTCGACAAACCCAGCCGCTGGACTTGAGAGTCTTCAAAGTCAACAGCCAACTTTTCATAATGTTGGGGGGCAAGGAGTTACTCAAGCTCAGACTTTTCCTGTAAATGATGGCGGTATTACATCTGTTCCTCAAGCAGCTCCTCCTCCCCCTGCTCCAAATACACTTCCTATGGGTATTGATATGCCCGGCACTTATACGCCGCCATCTAATGCTCTGTATACACCCCCTGCTACTACATATACAGCTACTCCTCCTTCTGCGCTTGAAGTTGGTATGGATAAAGCTGTTAAGTTTGCGAAGGCAAATCCGTTCACTGCAATGACCGGTGCGTATATGGGCGCTAGTGCTTTAGGTCTTATGAATCCTTCTGGCGCAACGTTTAACGACGAGAAGTACGACGGCCCACTAAGTAGATATCGTCTGTCACCAGACTTTAAACCGGGTGGCGCTAACCCTGCCGATTTCCAATACACACCTATACGTTACGCTACGGGCGGTGGAATTATGGGTGCTGACCCCTACACTATCCCAGTAGGCTATCCTGAAACTAATGACGTACAAGGATATGCTAAAGGCGGTAGTCTTTCCGACTCTATTACGCAGTATCAAAAGATGCTAGATGGAAAACCACAAGCCGCTCCCGCAAGGTCTGCTGACGTTGGTATCTACTACGACCAAGACCCTGATACTCGCTATCAAGATGCGTTGACTGCTGCGCAGATCCGTCAAGCTAAAGTTAATCAACGCGCTTATGTTTCTCCCCCTGCTGCTAAACGTCCTACGCCTATGGGTCAGTTGCAGATGGCTTCTGTTAAGCCTAAAAAACGAGGTGAAGATGTAGAAGCTGCGCGTGGCGGCATTATGCAATCTTATTTTGAAGGCGGTGTTACTGGAGATGGCAATTTAAATTTGCAAATTCCACTTAACATTGGTGATGGTGGCGGTGGCGGTGGCGGTGGCGGCTTTGATGGCTATACACCTGCTGGTGGCGGTAACGTTAATCCTAATACTGACGGCGGTGGATTTGGTGGTGGATTTGGTGGTGGGTTTAGCGGCGGCTTTGGCGGTGGTGGCCAGTCTCAAGGTGGTTTTGGAGGATTAATGCAGGGGATTGCCGGATTATTTGGTGCGGGCCAGATGCCACGGATGAATGATATGGAAGTGCCAGCCGTGCAAAATTACCAAGACGTAATTAGGGGCCGTAGCAACATGCTTCAGGATGCGCAATACCGTCCCGAGCGTGATAATCCAAGAATTGCGGCAAATCAAGGCGTTAGGGACTTTAACGATCAGTACGCTAACGGTGGCCAATTCTATGAGCAGTATTTTGCAAGGCCACCAGAATTTAATCCGATAGATAATAGGCTTCATGGTGGCATGGGCCAAGGCGGCCAATATATAGGTTTTGCCCAAGGCGGTATTACTAGTCTAGGTGGATACGCTGCTGGTGGAAACCCACGACTGCTCAAGGGCCCTGGTGACGGTATGTCGGACAACATTCCTGCAACTATTAACGGACGCCAACCTGCTAGACTTGCTGACGGTGAGTTTGTTATCCCTGCTGATGTGGTGTCACATCTTGGCAACGGCTCTACAGAAGCTGGCGCTAAACAACTTCATGCCATGA